ATAAAATTGGCAAACCAATTGACAACGCGACAGAAAGTGAAATTGAAGAATCAATCGATTGGACTTATGATCATTTTAAAATTATCAAGGTTGAAGAATTATGCACTTACAAAGATGTTCTTGAACAAATTCTTGGGGTTCATAAAGCCTTGCCAATGGCTGCGGCATTTATAGACCCTTATAATTCACTTGCGAAACCAAAAGAAGACATGAAGGCTTACGGAGCGCATGAACTTGATTATATGATTGCAAGTGAAATGCGATTGTTTGCTGAAAAACACAAAATCACTTTGATGGTATCAATGCACGGTGTGACCGAATCAAGTCGAAAGGTTCACCCGGTAACACATCCGATGGCCGGTTATCCGATGCCATTATCATATTCACAAGTTGAAGGGGGTGTAAAATGGGCAAACCGTTGTTCATCATTCAATACGGTACATCGATATTTTCAATCAAAAGAATCTTGGAACATCATGGAACTTCACGTTTTGAAGGTGAAGGAATATTCTTCCGGCGGTCGTCCCACTGGACTCGACGACCCGATAAGGCTGAAAATGCTTCCAAATAATATCGGTTATGAATTTGGTGGAATGAATTTGATGCACGAACAAAAAACACAAAAAGAAGTTTTATTTTGATTTATTCCTTGATTATATTATTGGCAATCATTTTGATTTTTGGTCACATCAAAAAGGCTGAAATTCAAATGGCTCCGGTTTTTGGAATAATGATTGGATGCTTATATTCTTACAATGATCTTGAAGATTGTCGTGAACATTGGATTCAATGTTGTGTTTTTTTTATTTCAATAACAGTAATATGGACAAGTCCGCCGAATGGCTCAAATTAGTTGCGAAGCATCACAATAAATGGATCAAGATCGTTGAATCATTTGGTGAACACCAATACAAGGACGACATCGTCCAAGAAGCATATTTGGCCCTTTACAAATACACGACACCCGAAAAGATCATTCACAATGGCAAAGTGTCCGAAGGATATATGTTTTTCACCCTTAAAACGATCACATATCAGTTTTACAACGCTAAAAACAAAATCAAAAAGGTTTCCTTGGATGACGAAGAAAACGTTGTTCATTTAATCGCTGAAGACACAATCGAAGAACAAGAAGCATTTCACAAGATATGTGTTCTTATTGATCAAGAAATGGAATCTTGGTCATGGTACAACCGACGATTGACTGAATTATATCGTGACACGGATATGTCAATTCGAAAAATTGCAGCCGCGACAAACATAAGTTTTGTCAGTATATTTAATACACTTAAAAATTGTAAAAATGAAATCAAACAAAAATTCCAAGAAGACTTCGAAGATTACAAAAACGGGGACTTCGACAAAATCCAAGAACCAAAAATTCGAAACATTCAAAAAGAATCATGAACAAGGTTCAACCGGACTTGGCGACACCGTTGAAAAAATAACAAAGAAGACGGGAATTAAAAAGGTGGTCGACACCGTATTCCAAAAACTTGAAAAATCGTGTGGATGCGATGAACGGAAAATCAAACTCAATCAAATTTTTAGATATGAAAAACCCGAATGTTTCAATGAAGAAGATTTTAATGTTGTAAGGAATGCAATCGAATCAAAACAAAATAAGTTTACAATTGAAGAACAAGAAAAATTTGTCGATATTTACACACGTGTCTTCACAAATTTAAATCGTCCGGAATGTACACCTTGCAGTTTTGAAAGTGAAGTTTACAATCGACTTGTCAAAGTTTACAACACTTATAAATAATAACACAATGAACAAAAAAATGCAAAACCTTAAAGAAATGGAATATTATTCAAATTTTAATTTGGTGGGTGAAGTACTTCTTAAATTAAAAAAGAAATATCCAAACAACGAAACATTGAAGGATGCAATATCCGCAATGACTGAAATCGGTTTTTTCGCTACTGAAATGATGCAAGCGCAATATTTTTATGAAAAATCACTTGAATCATATCGTTCCGACAAACACCGAGCAATTGAACGCGCACGACGTGTTGAAGATGAAATTGAAAAATTGAGGGAAAAATGGGAAGTTTAATCGTTGGATATATTGTTTTTAGATTCCTTGAATATATAATTAAAGAAATAATCATATGAGTGATTCAGTAAAAAAATGGCATGAAATGAAAGACGCCGGTTGGATTGAACCAAGATACGTTCAACAAGAAGACGAAATTGTCACAACCGTGATCCGTAAGTTTAAGAAACGATCACAAGAAGGAATTCAAGAATACGGAATGACATTGGCTGACAACCCGGACGGATTTTATAAATGGATCGACGAAGCGCAATCTGAAGCAATGGATTTCATTTTGTATTTAGAAAAAATTAAAAATTTAAACAAATGATGAATTTAATACCAATATCGTTTTTAATAATGTCAATCGGAATCCTTTTAATTGGAATCGGTGTGATTAAAGACGCATTCAGATGAAAGAAGCGACACTTGTAAAAATGCAAAGGGACATCAAGAACTTAACGATCACCCTTTCGATTTTAATTGAACGTCTTAAAAAATTAGAAGATGAAAAAGAATAATGACATGCCATATGATTTTTGGAATTACGGGATCAATCCAATTCTTGGATATCGATATCTCACAAGATTAAAAAAACGTAAACCAAGAAACCAAGAAAAAGACGACGAAATTAAATAATTTTGTTTATATTTACTTAAAGAAACACAATTATGACTTACGAAGAAATATTTTACAGATCATTGACCGAACAAGAATTGAAACGAACAATCACTTCCGGTGGTCTTGATGCGTATGGTAAAAGATGCCAACAAGAACTTGACAGACGACACCAAGAACAAAAAGAAATCACATCCTTATGATTACCTTATTAAACGGCGAAAAATATCTTGAAGGCGAAATCAATGCAATGGCCGCAGACGATAATTTTTATTATGGTCACCTTGGCAAGCACGCATTGTCTTCTTCAGTATTAAGAAACATTTTTGACGATCCGGACAAGCAACTTCAATATATGAAGGGGAAAGGTGGGAATACCGAAGCATTGATGCTTGGTAAATTGACACATTGGTGTTGGCTTGAACCGGACGTTTTTTATAGTCAAGTTTATACGGACTTACGTGGTAACACAAACGCATACAAAGAACTTGTTTCGCAACACGGTTCGGATAATGTATTCAAAGAAAAACATCGCAACATCGCGGAATGGTTGTGTCGTCGATTAGACAACAACGAAGATATTCGTGAAATACGAAAAGATGCCGAAGTCGAGGTTGCAAGTGTAAAAATGATCGACGGATTTCCGACACGTGGAAAAGCCGACATGATTAAAGACGACACAATATATGATTTGAAAACCGGTATCGTAACACCACAACAATTCGAATGGAAAGTCGATGCAATGAATTACGATCTTCAAGCGTGGATTTACATGCAGTTATTTCCCGAATTGAAAAACTTCAAATTCATTTATATAAACAAACACACACGCGCTCCCGGTATTATTGAAATGCCACAATCAGTCATTGACCGTGGTGGGGAAAAATACAAGATCGCAGTCGATGTTTATATGAAGGTTTTTTATGACAAAGAAATTGATGAAATTGAATTCTTGTTGGATCAATACGTTTACCGGGGGACTGCAAGATGAACAAAGACGAAATACTTGAATATTATTTTTTGGCAATCAACGACATCCGGAACGGATCGTCAATTCAAGAATTGGAAGAAGCAATCAAGATATATGAAAAGGAGCAGCAATTTGAAGCATGCGCCGGCATATTAAAGGCAATAAATGAAGTAAAATATACAACAATTAAAAACTTAAAGAATGGACATTAAAATGATAAAAAAAGTCGTTTCGGAATCAACCGGTATAAATTTAGACGACAAAGAATTAAATTCAAGACGAATATCGGAAAACGTCGAAGCACGAACAATGTTTTTCAGTCTTGCAAGGGAATTCACACCGATGTCACTTGCCGACATAGGCAAATCAATAAAACCAAAAAAAGATCACGCAACGGTTTTATATTCAATCCGTAAGGCAAAAGACGCAATTCGTTTCGACAAAATATTCAGAAACAAACTTGACGATTTAAGGTCAAGAATTGAATACGTCCGAGCACAAATGGAAAATTCAGAAATTGACTTTTTGACCGCGTTGAATAAACTTGAACGCATGGAATTAAAGAACAAACAACTTATAGAAAGAAACACGGAATTAATCGAACAAATAGACAAATTAAATGGCAAAATCAAACGACAAAATAAATACCTTATTGAAAACGGTTACCAAATCAACCGAAGTATCTTCAAAGAAGATTAAGGACGAAGTATGTCCAAAGTGCGGAATAAAACCCACAAAGACATTCTTTGACGGACAAGTAAGTGAACACTTCAAAGGTTGCGATATGTATATCGGTGATCTTGATTTCAAACTAGCGGACGACACCAATGTCATAATCGCCGAAATTAAATATGTCAACTCAAGTCATAAATTCGTCGGGAAGAAGATATCATTCAATCAAGCGCGTGAATATGCAGCAATGACCGGAGTGATTGACAATCTTGGAAGGGAACAAAGAACTTATGTTTTCGAAGCACACGAAGTTGAAAAACCTTACATTGCAATTGTTCCATTCTTAAAACCCACGGGAAAAGAACGACACGCATTCGACTTCATGGACATCGACAATGCAAAACTTGTATATGTATTTAAAGACGATCAGTTTGGTCGTTGGTTGGCGGGTGACAGATATGTCGGAACAGAAATGCGAAACTCATTAAAATGTGTATAAATGAAAAAACTTAATTTATTAGATTTATTTAGTGGAATCGGCGGATTTCACAAAGGATTGGAACAAGCGGGATTCAAAGTGAATTCTTATTTTTCCGAAGTGGACAAACACGCAATATCAGTTTATCAAAACAATTTTAAAAAATCAACTTATGTCGGATCAGTTACAGATGTTCAAGGAACACAATTACCAAGAATCAACGCAATCACCTTCGGAAGTCCTTGCCAAGATTTCAGCATTGCTGGAAAACGTCAAGGAATGGACGGAAAACGATCAAGCCTTATCCTTGAAGCAATTCGACTTATTCGGGAATGCAGACCAGATTTTTTTATCTGGGAAAATGTTAAAGGAACGTTCAGCTCAAACAATCGCGAAGACTTTGCGGCAATCTTGCAAGCGTTTGCCGACATTGGGGGTTATCGACTTGAATGGCAATTGCTTAATTCAAAATGGTTTTTACCCCAAAACCGTGAGCGAATTTACCTTGTCGGATATATTGGAAACAGACGTGGACGATCGGTATTTCCTATCGGAAAAGACGACACAAAGATTAATGTCATACAAGAACAAACAACAAACACCCTTACCACAAGATACCGAGCTGACGGAGTCGGATCGTACATTGTTGAAAATAAACTCAAGGCACAAATAAAAAACGGAACAAAACAAGGATACGACATCGCCAAGGAAGGTGATTCAATAAATTATTCAAATCTAAATTCAGAAACAAGAAGGGGACGTGTTGGCAAAGGTGTTGCACAAACACTTGACACAGCTTGCAATCAAGCAGTCATTGGTGACTTCAGATACGACGAAGGATTCCGTTGGCGACAAAATAATATATCACCAACATTGACACTTAATGATCCGACATATCTTAAAACACCAAAAATAAGAAGATTAACACCAATTGAATGTGAACGACTTCAAGGGTTTCCAGATAATTGGACAAAGTACGGCACAAACGGTGAAATAAGTGATTCACAACGTTACAAAATGTGCGGGAATGCAGTCACGGTCAATGTGGTTGAAGCAGTCGCAAATAAGATTTATAAGTTGTACAATAAATGAAAACCGTGAATTCATTATCGGGTGGGAAAACGTCTTCTTATATCGCGGCACATTATCCCGCGGATTATGATGTTTTTGCACTTGTAAGGATTGAAGATAAGAATTGCAGATTCCCGGACAAGAAAATCCGACAAATGGTTGAAGACAAAATACAACAACCATTCATTGCAACCGCAGAAGACGACATGATCATTTATACAATGATTGATCTTGAACAATACATCGGAAGGGAAATAACTTGGGTAAGCGGAAAAACATTTGATGAAATTATTTTAAGGAACGGAAAAAAATACCTTCCAAATGTCACACAAAGATTTTGCACGACAGAAATGAAACTCAATCCAATATTTAATTGGTGGCATCAAAACATAAAAGAACCAATTGAAACACGAATCGGATATCGCGCAAATGAAATGCGAAGGGCAAAGAAAATGAATGATCGTTTAAATGAAGAAGGATTGTTGACCCACAAAACAATTGTCGGGAAAAGAAAGTCACAAAATAAGTGGGCGGAAATTGGTTGGCAAAAACCCGTGTTCCCATTAATTGATGACAAAATATTTAAAGACAATGTTGAAGAATATTGGAATGACAAAAATGTACGTTTTGCTTACATGAACAATTGTATTGGTTGCTTTCATCGTAATGAAGTATTGTTGAAATTAATGTCCGACAAAAATCCAAACAAATTTCAATGGTTTATAAATGCAGAACAAGAAACCGGCTACAATGTAAGAACATTTAAGAATGGCGTCACATACGAACAGATAAAAAACAGTTTTAAACAAATAAATATGTTCGAAGATGACTTCAATGAATGTGATTCGGGATATTGTGGCATTTAACAAGAAATGATTTTTTTTATTATATAATTAAATAATTAATTTATATTAATTCATGGACGGTCGGAAAAATAACGGTGGACATTCAACAAAAGGATTCGCGGGACGTAAACCCAAGGCGGAAGAAATCGAACTTATTGAACGATTGTCCCCATTGGATGACATGGCATTCGAAGCATTAAAAGACGGCATTGAAAAGAAAGATTTCCGATACGTCAAATTATTCCATGAATACCGATACGGTAAACCCAAAGAAACCAAGGACATCAATCTTGATCAAGATGTTCCATTCATCATTGAAATGGACTAACCATTCCCATTTCGTGATTCTAATTTGGAAATAAAACGCACACAAGCATTTGACAAAATATTCAAACTCGATAAACGTATTCGTTTAATTCGTGGGGGATCGGCTGCGGGAAAAACAATTTGTATTCTTACGGTAATGATCAACGAATGTATGAAGCCGAATAAGGGGTTCGAAATGTCCGTTGTGGCAGCAACATACCCAATGTTGAAAAGGGGGCCTGTAAGGGACTTTAAATTGATAATGAAGGGCATCGGACGTTGGCGTGATTCACGTTGGAATCAAACGACATTAAAATACACATTTTCAACCGGGTCAACAATCGAATTCTTTTCAAATGAAAATCCGGATCGAACACGTGGGGCGCGTCGATCACATTTGTTTGTGAATGAGTGCAACGTCGGAATTGACTTCGAAGCGTTTAATCAATACGCAATAAGAACGTCTTCGACAATATGGTTGGATTATAACCCGTCGCAATTGTTTTGGGCGGATCGTGAACTTGTTCCAAGGGACGACGTGGATTTTATAACGGTAACATACAAAGACAACGACACACTTCCTGACACAATCCTTGATGAATTTAATATCGCAAGGGAAAAGGCAAAAACATCCGAATATTGGAAGAATTTTGTAAATGTTTATTTAGAAGGTAAAATCGGAAGATTGTCCGACGTGGTTATTCCGGATTGGATTGAAATGTCAAAACTTCCGGAAGACGCAAGACTTCTTTGTCACGGCTTGGATTGGGGTTACTCAATTGATGAAACAAGTTGTGTGGCATTGTACAAGATTGACGGGGGTTATATATTCGACGAAGTGTTGTATCAAAAAGGAATGCTTAATTCCAATATATCCCAATATTTACAAAACAACAATATTAAGGGTCAGTTGTGGGCGGATTCAGCCGAACCAAAATCAATCGCCGAATTGCAATCGTATGGTCACACAATCAACCCGGTTACCAAAGGACGTGATTCGATAATCTACGGCATCAACTTAATAAACCAAAACAAGATATTCGTCACATCAAGATCAAAGAATCTTATTTCTGAACTGAACGGATATGTTTGGGCAACTGACAAGGTCGGAAACAAAATACAGAAACCAAATCCCTTATCCGGGGATCACGCAATCGATTCCGCACGATATGCGTTAATGATGGAACTTGAAAACCCCAACAAAGGAAAATATTACATTTATTAAAAGAAATTGTTCATTATTCAATTATTTTGTTTACATTTGAATATTATTAACAAACAAAGAACATGAAAACAATTATCACCGACATTATGAATGAAGAACAATTCGACGGAAACGAATGGGTCAGCACAATATCCATTTGGTTGCAAAACGAATTCGGAATCACTAATTCACAATTTGAATTGACACACGAACACAAGATTCAAGATCAAGACAAGAATCGTTTTCGTACATTATCAAAATCCGTTGGGTTATCACAAAAAGATTTTAAAACAAGAATCTTCAACGGCACATTCATTTCAATTCAATAATCATGAATAAATTTACAAAAGAACTTTACAAATACGACGGGGAATTATATCACGTTATAAGAGAACCCGAAATTAATGTTGCCATTTTCGAAGATGAAATTGGATATGATGTCACCGGGATGACTGAAGTGTTTGACGGCGAAGTGTTGGAAGAAAGGGAAATACGAACCTTGTTGAACTTCGAAGAATACACACACGAATTTGCTTGTAATTTTAAAAAAATTAAATAATGGAAAATAACAAAGTTGAATGGATAATGATCAAGAAGATCACATCCAAAGAAAACCGTAAAAATCTTATTAAATTAATATCTCAAGGAATCTTATTTTTTTGCTTATCTTATGTCTTCATGATATTCATGTTGGAAACAATGGTTTGGTTTTGGGAATCCGAAGTTCTTGAAGTATCCGCTAAATATTTACGGGAATGGGTAAAATAGAATATTGGAAGGTTTTGGACACGTGTTGGAACAACGACATCTTCGTTCATCAAAAACCGACAAACATCGGAATGATCCGCGGAGGACATAAAGTAAAACTCAATCTTGAAATCAATGGAACGATCGTAAAGTTTGGAACAATGGAGTTCCGACAAAACACACAAGAACTTTCCGACAAGATTGAAGAAATATATCGATCCCGTCATGAGTTAATCGCATGACACTTTTTTTCATTTGTTTTGTTATGGAACGGCTTCTTAATTGAGGTCGTTTCTTTTTATACATAAAGGACACTTTTTTATTATTATAATATGAAAGTGAAATTAAATGTTCCCGAAGATTTAAGTGAAATCACACTTGGTCAATATATGAAGTTTTTAAAACTTGAATTCGATGACGAAACAAAGAATTCATTTGCACTTCAAAAGATGGTTGAAATATTTTGCAACGCAAATTTAAAAGATATTGCCGACATTCGTTTTTCGGACATTACAAAGATCACAAACCATCTTCAGACCATATTCACCCAAGAATGTAAATTAATCCCGGAAATCAGTTTAAACGGCGTCAAATACGGTTTTATTCCAAACCTTGATGACATGACACTCGGCGAGTATGTCGATCTTGATAATTACTTCCATGATTGGGAAACAATGGATCGCGCAATGTGCGTTTTGTATCGTCCGACAAAATTTTCAAAGAATGGCAAATATTTAATTGAAGATTATGAAGGAACGGATAATCACATTGAAATGCGAAACCTTCCTTTGAATGTTGTCATGGGTGCAAAGGTTTTTTTTTATCATATCGGAATCGAATTGCTGAATCTTATCCCGAATTATTTAGTGGATCAGGACATGACGGATCAGCAAGCGCAAATTTTGGGGCAAAATATGGATGGTATTCAAGCATTTACGGACTTGCTTCGGGGGACATTACCCGGTTCGACACCGTAACAAAAATGAACGTTCATCAATGTCTTATGTATTTGACATTTGAAAAAGAAAAAAACGAATTGGAAAAGAAAATGATCAATAAGAAATGAAACAAGTCTACGAAATAACGACAAAAATAAAAGACCAACTTCAATTGGAACCATTCATCAACACGGTGACATTCGGTTCACTCAATGATGTTGATCTTGATAAACAATCAATTTTCCCGCTTGGACATTTGACAATGAATTCCACAAACGTTGCAACAAACGTATTCCGTTTCAATATGTCAATTCTTGTCATGGACATCGTCGACATATCAAAAGAAGAAACAACGGACGTGTTTGCAGGAAATGACAATGAACAAGACGTTCTCAATACAACCCTTGCAGTTTTGACACGAGTTCTTAATATAATGCAAAAGGGTGACTTGTATTCACAGAAATATCAAATCGAAGACACGGTTTCATGCGAACCATTTGTCGATCGATTCGAAAATAAACTTGCGGGATGGGCGGCGACATTTGATGTTGTGGTTCAAAACGACATGACAATTTGCGATTAATGGAATTTAAGAAAACACAAGAAGCACTCAAAACATTTGCCGAAACCGTTGTCAAGGAATCGAAGAAACTTGCACGTAAAAAATTCAAAAACACTTCTGGAAATTTAGAAGGTTCAATTGGTTACGCACTGAATGTTTACGAAAATTCTTTTAGTCTTGAATTCACCCTTGCAGCCACAAAAGACGGCGTCCCTTATGGAAGTTTTGTTGACCTTGGTGTGAAGGGTTCAAAATCAAATTATATTACAAACAGAGATTCCCCTTATAAATTCAGCGGAAATAAAAAATCAATTCCACCGCAAGCACTTGACAAATGGTTGGTTCGTAAAAAATTAGCACCACGCGACAAAGAAGGAAAATTCATTGACCGAAGATCAATCAAGTTTTTAATTGCACGGTCTATTTATGAAAAGGGAATCGAAGCGAGAAAATACTTCACAAAACCATTTGAAGATAATTTTAACAAATTGCCAAATGACGTTATTGACGCGTTTGGATTAGATATTGACGAATTTTTTGAATTGACAACATGAGTACAAAAATAAACGTAAGGTCACCCTTTTATTTGAATTTAACGGAACCACAAGTCCCGCTTCCAACATTTACGTGCGGAATTGCGGAAATCAAGAATTTAAGCATTGACCAACAAGGTCAAATAAATCAACCTTCATTGACTTATGGATTTGTTGATTCAATCACATCAACCGACGCGGGTTTTTCAAATGGTAAATACTAAACCGTTTCAACGGCAACCGTAAGAAATATCACGGTAAGAATTTTAATTCCCGCAGGATTTTCAAATGTTGATGACGTTTACATCGATTGTGATAATGTTGTCACACAACCGGCACTTGTTACATCCGGCCCCGCTCCTTCTTGTAGTGGTGGCCCGACAACAAGTGGTTCAATTCCAAGCCAAACTTTGAATGTTGACGGTGATTCGACAACAATCGATTTATCGTCTTATTTTACACAAGGAAGTGAAGCCATCGCAGGATATACAATTTACAATCCTTCAACGGTTGTGAATGCTTCAGTAAGTGGCGACACCCTTACATTGTCATCAAATGCAATTGGCGGTTCAACAACGGTTCACGTTTCGGCATATGACAACGAAGAAAATACGTGTACTGCGACACAATCAATAAGTGTGACAGTAAATGCACCGGATCAAGACTTCGCTTGTACAAACAACGGAATCAATGCATTGTCGGGTGGTTCAATAACACAAACCGGAACAATCACAAAACCAAATTCACCGGGAACAATAACGGCAATAAAAGAAACGTCCGGAGGTTCTTCAATCACATCTTATTCAGCAAACAACACCGGAAGTGATCGAAGTGTGACTTTGTTTTTTGATATAACCGCACCGGGTGGATATGGAAATGCAGGTTCAACAATTGAATGTTCAGAAACATTTAATCAACCCGCGGGACTTCCGACGTTTGATTGTGCGGCTGCAAATTTAAGCGGTCAACAAATATCAAGTGACGGGACAATAAAATCCGGAAGTGTATCACTAGGAACAATTTCAGATTGGACACCAAAATCATTTGATTCAGTTTCGTCCGACACACCAAGAACGGTCACTTTCACAATTGACGTTCCAAGTGGATATTCTAATTCGGGAACAATAAGTTGTCCAAAGACAATAACGCAACCGGGATCAACCCCTTTGTGTGGAACAAATGAATTCAAATTAAGTACCGGAAAAGTCAATTTTGACGATTTTTGTGACGCGGTTTATTCTTTGTCATTAACGGTCACAAGTACCGGAACAAAATTCACACTTGGTGCGCAAGTTTGCAGAAACGGAAGTCCATACAATGGAAGGAATTTATATTATGCAGTCAACGAATCGATCGTGAATGTCGGCCCGAATTACGGTCGTTTCATCGCTTGGCAAATTGATTCGAATGGTATTATTCAAGACGTGGCGGAAATGACGTGTGTCGGTCTTAAAAACGCAAGGGGTGCATCACTTTAAAAAATAAAAAAATGGCATTAGGAAGTATCACATTAAGACTTTACATTTATTCGGGAACGGAAGGTTCTTATTCCGAAAATGATTTAAAATATACATTAAGCAAAAACATCATATCTGGTCAAGACAATATAATTCTTGAAATCGCTGAATTGGTTCGTGATTATTTAGAAATAAATTTTGACGGAACATATACATCACACACAAAATGGGTTTCGGCGGTTGTGAATTATTTTGACACCGAAGGCGAACCGTACACATATTCAAATCCTCAAACATTTAATTATATTGCATTTGACGGATATGGATATTTCGAGGACGAAATCAATCCGGAATTACAAAGACATGCATTAATAAATTCAAACAACATTTATTTGCCCGAAGGATATCCGGGAACACTTCCGATTTTTGCTGAAGGTGTTGGCAAGGTGAAAATTGATTCATTTGATGTTGAAATTATTGACACCGGTGATTCAAATCAAAAGATTCAATATATTACAATTCCCGCGGATTCATCAACGATTCAAGTTTATGACACGGACGACACAACCATATTAAAAACAATCAAGGTCATCAATATATGTGAACCAAAATTCACACCTTACAAAGTAATTTTTCAAAACAAATTGGGTGCGCTTCAAGATTTGTGGTTCTTTAAAAAGACAACCGAATCGTTCAGCGTAACAGACGAAACATTTAAAAGAAACATCATAAATTCGGGGTCGGTCACTTACGACTTGAATGAATCCCAAAACCAAAGATATAATGTCAACGGAAAAACAAAATTAAAATTAAACACCGGTTTCATAAAAGAAGACATGAACCAAACTATTGAAGAATTGTTTTTGACGGAAAATGCTTGGATCGATTATAGTGGAAACATTAATGAACCGAATATTCTTCCAATTATTCCAACAACAAAATCAATGACATTTAAAACTTCATTGAATGACCGTTTGACTGATTACACAATTGATTTCGAATTTGGATTCGATAAAATTAATAATATCCGATAAATGCTTCAAATACAATTATACGTTGAAAATGATCAAGGGGTTCTTGAAGAAGTGGAACTTTACAAAGACGAATCCGTCACCCTTACACAATCAATCCAAGATATCATGGACATTGAAAAGGTGTTCACCGATTATTCAAAAACGTTTAATGTACCGGCATCAAAAACAAACAACAAATTCTTCAAACATTTTTACAATTATCACATCGACGGATTTGATGCGAGAAGAAAAAAGAACGCCGAACTTCACCTTAATTATAAGCCGTTTAAGAAGGGAAAAATTAAACTTGAGGGTACACAACTTAAAAACAATGAACCGCACACATACAAGCTGACATTCTTCGGAAACACGGTCACATTGAAAGATTTAATTGGTGAAGACAAACTTGGAAGTCTTACGTATTTGGATTCATTAAGTTTTTTGTTTAATGACACAAATATTGCAAGTTATATGACCGACGGTCTTGACGGACAAATCGGAGCCGACACGATTGAAAATGCAATTATAATTCCATTAATCACACACACCGATCGTTTAATATATCACGGGTCAGATGACACCGCGGGAACAAATAATCTTTGGCCGGGTATCGGTGACACAAATGCACGTGGTGTGAATTTCAATCAATTGAAACCCGCAATTCGTGTTTATACCATAATAAAGGCAATTGAAAAGAAATATCAAATTGAATTTTCTGAAGATTTTTTCAATCAAACGAATTTACCGTTTTATAACTTATATATGTGGCTTCACGCAAAAGAAGGTTCTTTGTTTGAAGATCAAGAAGCACAATACACAATTCAAGGATTCACGAACGTTCGAGGCGACACGAATCACATAAACGGAGTTCACACTTCTTTTTTTACAAATTCTTATGATGAATCAAAAGAAAAACGATCGATTCGTGTAAAGGTCACACCGTCATCAAATGATGAATATTCACTTGTTATAAAACAAAACGGTGAAGAATTTAAAAAGTTTTCGGGTCTTACCGGAACAACAACAAATGGAGTTTCAAACAATGTTCCCGAAATTGAAATTCCAAACGGGGACTATACTTTTTTCATTGAAGCCGAAAATGCTGCGACATTTGCAATTGATATCACAATCATTCAAACGGGTGGTGGTTTTTTAGGATTAAGGGGTGAAAAACAAATTACATTTTCCGGAACCGCCGGTGTTCTTACTGATCAACTTGTGAATGTATCTTCGAACCTTCCAAAAATGAAAACCTTGGATTTTATAACCGGGATTTTCAAGATGTTCAATTTGACTTCATTTGTGAAAGATGACGGGACAATCGTCGTGAAGTCTTTGGATTCATTTTATGCAGAATCAGTAAACACATGGGACATCACAAAACACCTTGACAAAGAAGAATCAATTATTGATTCAGTCATTCCATATCGTCAAGTAAATATTGGATATGAAGGCGGTGACACGTTCCTTGCAAAGAACCATGAAAATCTTGCAAATAAAAAATGGGGAACTTTAGAATTTGCGGCTTCAGATAATTTTGACGGCGATGAATATAATATTAAAATCCCATTTGAACACATGAAATTTGAACGCCTTCGAGATGTTCAAAGTACTGCAAAAACAAATATTCAATGGGGGTGGTCAGTTGATTCAAAACAAGAATCCACAATTGGTGAACCGATTTTATTTTATGCGTCACCAATGATCGGAACGATTGCAGCGGTTACAATTTCGGGAACCCGTCAAAATATTGTTGCTCCATTTGTTCCGTCAAATTCATTGACATTGACGAATTTCTTCGGCACTCAATCACAATCATTAAATTTTCACACGGAATTTGATGAATTTACAGAAGTCCCAAACGAAAACACTTTATTCCAAACATATTACAAAGATTATGTGAAGGATTTATTTGATAAACAAAAAAGATTGACTTTTGTTTCGGCTTATTTACCGATGTCAATCACGGAACGTTTATCACTTGCGGACAAAATAATTGTTTTTAATAATTTATATCGAATCAATAAAATAACGACAAATTTCGAAACCAACAAATCGGAATTGGAATTGTCAAACATACTTCAAGAAAAAACTTTTAAGGTTAACCCTTATGAAATAAATGTTGATTTATCGAATGATTTAATTACTGCGGACACGACATTGTTCACGGCTGACATTGGAAATATATTGGCGGACGGATTTACAATCATAGGATCACCGGTAATTGCTGACATAATCGCTTCAAATGATCCGGTAAAACCAACCACAAACATTCCTTGTGTTGTTACTGCGGCGACAATTAGTTCGATAAGGGCGGAATCATTTTGTGAAGAATTAAAATTTTATTCAACAATTGCAACCGCGGGAAAAATATGCGATGAATCAAACATTGACGAATATGGTTTCTTATTAGCGACACAAGAATCTTATTTGAATGCAAGCGACGACATTGATACATTAAAGGCAAATTCAAACATTCAAGTCGTATCGGTCAAAAAACTAACAGGATATCCTACTTTGACAACCGGTGAAAAGGTTACAACAAAAACCAGATTAACTGATCCACAAACATATTACGCAAGATTTTATGTAAGAACAAACACAACCGACTTACATCCATTTTCAGACGTAATATCACAAGTATTTACTGAAACAACAAATTGCGGTGTATTGGTTACGGCTGACATGACGATTTGCGTAACGGCTGACAATAATCCAATTTTGAATGGAATGAGGGTCGATTGTGATCTTGACGGTCAAGTTGATCCAACTGTTCAAATTGAAATATTTGTAAAATATGCGGGTGCGGGTGATAATGACGGTTATTTGACACAACCAACGCTTGACACAATCACACAAAATGGATTCGTTTTTTGTGACGACATTGTGAATATACAATCAGTTTATCACAACGGTCAAGGTGAATATCCAATCGTCGGGGATAACATTAAATATTCATTGTCCGACAATTATTTTGGCGGTTCTAATTCATTACCTTACGACGGATCACCAAATGATTTTGGTTCATTTGCCCTTGCTGACAATGACACAATTTTAAACGGTCAAGGAACAATTTTCAAATATTTCGTGTTTAAGATTTCAACCGCTGAAGTTGTTGCCGTTTATGATTGTCCACCCGCCCCAACCGGGCCAACTGACAATTGTGATTCATTATTTTATGAAGCGGGCGGAAGTTTAGCTTCAGCACAAAACACCGGTGGACTTGGATTCATTGGAATTGGTTCAAATGTAAGTGGATTAAATTCAACAACCAACAACAAAACAACCGTTGCAACATTTGTTTCGCTTGTTTATTCTAATAATTACAACGACTTGAATTCTTTGAGTGGTGGACAATTACACGACGCGGTCGACAATTATGTTGCTAATGGAATGACACCTTCAAACGTTTTTATTCAAATTATTGAAGAATCAAATCCAACTGAAGACAATTCTTCCGTGACATTTAATTCGAACGGATTCATTCAAAATGGTAACGTAACGGTACGCAAAAACATTCAACCGGGAACATATTACGCAAGAATGACAATGGGTTGGTGTGGTCAATCGCATATCGCGACACAAATATTGACAACGCAATCACTTGCGCCGGTTGTTCCTTTTAATAAATGTGACGCAAATTTATTTGAAGTCGGCGGAAGAATTAAGTCTTCAAGATCAAAAAGTGCTTCGGGTCAATTTGGAATTTTAGCACTTTTGTCAAATCTTGATGTCTTCAACGTCGCTGAAAACAAAACCGTGAATGCGACATGGATCGGAATCATGTATTCAAAATCATACGGCGATCTTGTGGTTGCAACAAACGCTTCGACAATTGAGGCATATCTAGCAGACGGAACGACACCAAGTAATGTGTCATTCGAAATTTATGATTCCGAAACAACAATCACAAACAACACTTCAATTTCATTTGATTCAAACGGATTTATTGAAAATGGAGTTGCTGAAGTTTATACAACAACAACCGACACATCTGTATTTTACACACGAATGATCATTGGGTGGTGTGATGAATACGCTTATGCCGGTGGAATCAAAACAACTTGGATAAGACCATGATAGACAATATTTTAAATCTACTGCAAATCGCAAAAGAAGAAGGGTGGCAAGATGAAAACATCGACATCGCCCTTGGAAAAAATAAATTCCCCCAAACGCTCAAGGAAGCAATTAAACAAATAAGACATGAAACAAATTGAAGTTGAATTAATTGCCAAGGCTGACAAGGCAATCAAAGAAGTTCAAGAACTGAAGAAGGAACTTGAAGCAACTCGTAAGACAACCGAAGAAATAAATGATACTGGCAAGAAGGGATTTTCAGGATTAAGAAAATCTTTTAAAAATTTAACAAAAAGTATTTCCGGCATCAAGAAAGGATTTGGTGGTGTGAGTGCGGCTGCAAAAGGATTTTTGGTTGTATTGGGTGCAAGGGCAATTTTCAATAAATTTATGGAAGTTGCAAAACAAAATCAAATTGTTGTTGACGCGCTTGGTGTTGCATTTGGAACGGTTTCTTCAGTTGTCAATCAAGTTGTGAATGGTTTGACGAATGCTTATAAATCAGTTCAACAAGCAACCGGCGGTTTTGATGCACTTGGAAAAGTCTTAAAAAATGCGTTATTAATTCCATTAAATATTGTCAAAACACAATTCTTCGCAATACAAAAGGGATTATTATTGACACAAGCTGCATGGGAAATGTCATTTCTTGGTGGAAAAGATCCGGCAAAACTTGCCGAATTAAACACAAAACTTGAAGAAGTTGACGCAAACCTTAAAAACGCAACGACATCTTTGACAGATAACGTCAAAAACATTGGAACCGGTTTCGGTGAAGCAATTGAAGAAGTAAAAACATTTGGAACCGCTGCAATTGAAAACATAAAAGAAATCGATGTTGCACAAACGGCGGCAAATCAAAAAAGAATTCAAGATTTAAGAAATGAAGCAACGCTTGCAATTGCCGAAAACGACAAACTTCAATTTCAATATCAACTTGCAGCGGAACGACAAAGACAAATTCGCGACGACGTAACGGCATCAATTGAAGACCGTACGAAGGCAAATAACAAACTTGGCGAAGTATTAGAAGAACAATCAAAACTTCAAGAAGCGAACGCACTTAAAAATTTAGAACTTGCGGAATTAGAAGCAAAAGAATTCCCAAATTCAATTGAACGAAAAGTTGCGCTTATTGAAGCTGAAAAGAATCTTGCAGATGTACGGGAAAACATTGCAGGTTTTGAATCTGAACAACGTGTCAATTCTGAAGCATTAGAACTTGAAGCGATAGAACTTGTTAATTCCAAGAAGGAAGCGGAAAATTTACGTTTCATTGAAAAGAAAAGATTCAACGCCGAAGAAATTGAAGACGAGCTCCTTAAACTTCAAGCATTAAAATCCGTCGCACAACAAGAAAAAGAACTTGAAGAAACAAGACTTCAAGAACAAATCGATCGACTTGGAATCGGTACACAAGCGCGTCAAGATGCGGAACAACAACTTCTTGATTTCCGACAAGAAAAAGATTTGGAAATACAAGAACTTGATGGGCAAATTGAAGATCAAAAAAAGAAAAACGAAGGCGAAGAAATTGCACGTCAAGAAATACTTCAAAGTCAAAAACTTCAACTTGCAAGTGACGCCCTTGGTGCCGTTTCTGAATTATTGGGTGAAAATTCCAAGGCGGGAAAAGCTGCGGCAATCGCTCAAGCAATTATAAATTCATATCTTGGATTCACGGAAGTACTTAAAACCCCTTCGTCACTTCCGGAACCATTCGGTTCAATCCAAAAGGGAATATCCGCGGCGGGTATTCTTGCAAGTGGTTTAAAAACCGTTAAATCAATTGTATCAACACCGATACCCGGTGGAGGTGGTGGATCGGCTCCAAGTGCTTCGGCACCACAAGCACCGGCATTTAATGTCGTGGGTGCATCACCCGAAACACAACTTGCAACCGCCTTGGGTGATCAACAAAAACAACCGGTCAAGGCTTATGTAGTATCGGACGACGTCACCAATGCGCAAGCAATGGATCGAAAGATTGTCAAAGGCGCATCAATTGGATAACAAAATTTTAAAAAATTTATTATATTAATATGGATATCATTGAACTTTTTATCGACGAAGAAGACGAAGTTTCTGGAATCGATGCAATAAGTGTCGTCGAAAACCCCGCAATTGAAGAAGATTTCATTGCATTAAAAAATCAAGAATTTAACCTTGCCGAAGTAGACAAGGAAAAACGTATTTTGATGGGTGCGGCACTTGTACCAAATAAACCCATATTTCGACGTTCTGGTGAAAATGAGTATTATATATACTTCAGCCGTGAAACGGTCAGAAAGGCGTCCGAATTGTTCTTTATTCGTGGCAATCAATCCCGTTCGACACTTGAACATGATATTCCGTTGAACGGACTTACCGTTGTGGAATCTTGGATCGTTGAATCTGATCAAGACAAATCACGTCAATACAATATGAATGTTCCGATCGGTACGTGGATGGTTTCCATGAAAGTATTAAACGACGACATTTGGGAAAATTACGTCAAAACGGGCAAGGTAAAAGGATTTTCAATTGAAGCATACTTCACCGACAAAATGGAACGTCCACAAGACAAGTCAGTCAAAGACGATCTTTCGGCAATTGAAGAA